AAGCATCCTTCGATGCTGACATTTGAGCAACCATGTTGCGGTAAAGCTCATCAAATCCTGATGTAGAGGAAACAACAAACGAAGGAGACGAAGTGGACAACACCGTCACACAAGCGGATGCCGTTGAGACGGTTGAAGCCGCACAGTCAGTAACAGCAGCTGCAACAGCAGTTGGTGGATTCACAGCAAAGCCACGCATTGAGGTTACAGCTGCAAAGTACATGGAAAGCACAATCAAGGCATCTTTGGGTGACGAAGAAGCAAAGCGCTATGTCATGGCTGCAGATAACACCACAGACAATGCAGGCTTTAACCCAACACCACAGATGACAACAATCATCAACGGTCTTGCAACAATGGTGCGCCCGTCAATTGATGCCATCAGCCGTGGTGTGCTCCCTGCAGCAGGCCTTACCTTTGAAATCCCAAAGGTCACAACACTCCCTAGCGCAGCAGCAGCGGATGAGGATGCAGCATTTTCTGAGACAGATCAGGCGAGCTCATTCCTTTCTGTAACTGTCAAGAAGTTCGCATCACAGCAAAAGTTCTCAGTAGAATTGCTCACACGCTCTAACCCAGCATTTTATGATGAGCTCTACCGCAACATGGTTGCTCAGATGGCAGCAGCGCAGGATGCTTATGTCAATGCAGCACTCATCTCAGGTGCAACAGCTGATGGCACAACCATCACAACATATCCAACAGCAGCAGAGCTCTTGGGCTTTGTATCTCGCGGTGCAGCATCTGTCTACAACGCAACAAAGGGTCTTCCAAATCCTTTTGCAACTAACCTCATTGCTAACACAGCACAGTGGTCAAACATCATGGGTCTCAACGATTCAGGCCGTCCAATTTACACAGCATCACAGCCATCAAACGCAGGCGGCGTAGCATCACCACGCTCACTCCGTGGCAATGTCGCTGGGCTTGATCTCTTTGTAACACCAAACACAGCAGCAGGCACAGACACAGATGGCTCACTCATCATTGTCAATCCTGATGCTTACACATGGTATGAAGATCCTGCACAGTACACACTCCGTGCAGAATCAACAGCTGATGGTTCTATCACTGTCGGACTTTATTCCTTTGGTGCATGCGCGACTAAAATTGGCGCGGGCGCATTTAAGGTGAACAAGGCTTAATCGCCCAACCCACTAATCATGGGGCTAGTTCTCCCGATCTAGTCCCAGCAGTCGAAAGGATGTCTCATGCCCAGCATTGTCACAGCAACCCAGCTCCGCACAGTGCTGGGCGTGAGCACATCTCTCTATTCAGATGCTTATCTAAACGAAATTGTGAACACTAGCGAGGCCGTAATTTTGCCAATGCTGGTGGCTAACACAACAGCAATTGATTCTTACAAGCTAGTGAGCAATGTGGCTTATTTCTACACATTGCGCCCACATCATTTTGTGGCAGGTCAATCCGTCATAGTCACAGGCCTGCCATCACCTTTTAGCGCCACACACACTGTGGTAACAGCTGGGGATTTCCATTTTTCTGCCGCACTCACAAACGCTGATGTGACTTTGCGCGAAGTAATCCCATCAGGCACAGCAACACTTTCAGGCTACTCAGCCGCTGAGATTTATGCAGGCAATGATGCAATTGAGTCAGCCATCCTGGCTGTATCTGTAGAAGTTTTCCAATCACGCATTGCAGCTGGTGGACAGATTGAGGGCGTGGATTTTGCATCTACGCCTTACCGCATGGGGCGCTCGCTGACCAACCGCGTGAGCACTTTGCTTTATCCATATTTAGATGCTGAGGGCTTTGTACAGTGACCGCATCTACCCTGGCAGGTACTAGATCAACGCTGGCGAGCGCTTTCAGCTCATTAGCGGCAACATCTTACGGCTATGTGCCTGAGTCACCGATTCCACCAGCAATTGTGGTTGTGCCATCTTCACCTTACATGGAGAGCACTCTCATTGGCCGCAGCGCGGTAAAGGTCAAAGTCAATTTTACAATTACAGCAATTGTGCAATACAACAGCAATCCTGCATCCCTGGACAACTTGGAGCAGCTCATCATGGGAATTCTGGCGGCTATTCCGTCAGGGTACGAAGTCGGAAATGTAGAAAAGCCAGTGCCATTGGAAGTCGGAGCATCAACCATGCTTTGTGCTGATATCAATGTCTCTACTTACTACACCCAAACTAACTAAGGAGCAAAAGTGGCAACGACAATCATCACTGGTCGCGATCTCACATTGACGATTGCAACCACAAGCTATGACGCACAAGCGACATCAGCAACTCTTACAAACTCACCAACAATTGAGACATATCAAACCCTTGACGGCAAGGCTTACAAGCACATTGACGATCAGTGGACATTTGATGTGTCAATGCTTGCTGACTGGGGCGCATCAGGTTCACTTTGTGAAGCGCTTTGGACTGCATGCGAGAGCGCACCTAACACCACATTGGCAGTCTCACTCACCGCTGTTTCAGGCGCTGTGTTTGCTTTCAATGTGTTGCCAGTATTCCCAGCAGTAGGCGGCACAGCCCCTGATGCTCAGACTGTAGACCTATCATTTACAGTTGTGGGAACACCAACCGAAACATTCAGCTAAACCAACCTAATCGGGAGACAAAATGAAACTACCAATCACAATCGAATATAACTCAGGCGATACTGCGACTTATGTGGCTGCACCGCCTGAGTGGGTAAAGTGGGAGAAGTCCACAGGGCACATCATCTCTCAGGCTCAGGAAAAAATCGGCATTGCTGATTTGCTCTTTCTTGCTTATCACGCCATGAAGCGTGAATCAGCTGGAAAGCCTGTCAAGCCTTTTGATGTATGGACTGAGACTGTTGCTGGCGTAGAAGTCGGTGATGCAAACCCAAAAGCTACCCAGTCGGAAGCCTAAGCCGCACTCTGTGGGAGATCTCATTAAAAACGGGTCTCCCACAGGATGCCTTTCAATCAGCTGAGGACATCCTGACAGTCCTGGAGATTTTGGAGAAGCAAAATGGAAAGTGAAGCAATCAGCTATGACAAGGCTGAATTGCGCGCCATCACCAGGGCTTTTAAAGCAATGGATGATGAAGCCACTGACCAGGCAAAGAAGGTCTCTAGCAATCTCGCTGATTTTGTTTCTGACAAAGTAAAGAGCGCAGCGCGAGCAACCCGCGCAACTCCAAAGGTGGCAACCCGCATTGCGGAAGGCTCAAAGGTCTCAAAGTCATCTAAAATAGGTGAGATTTCATACGGCTTTGCATCACAAAAGTTTTCAGGTGGGGCAACCACTAAAGACCTTTGGGGTGGCTCAGAATTTGGATCTAACAAGTACAAGCAGTTTCCAGTGTGGTCAGGCAAAGAGGGGCGCGGCTCTCGTGGATGGTGGATTTATCCAACATTGCGCAGTGTCCAGCCTGAAATTCTTAAACGCTGGGAAGAGGGATTTTCAGAGATAGTTAAGAGGTTCGATTGATGGCAGGCTCACGCACACTCAAACTGTCCATCCTGGGAGATGTAGACAACCTCAATAAGAGCTTAAAATCAGCAGGCCAGGATGTGGAGACCTTTGGCGATAAGGTTGGCAAGGCTGGAAAGATTGCAGGCGCAGCGCTCGCAGCAGCCGCCACAGCAGCAGCCGCCTATGCCGTCAAAATCGGCATTGATGGGGTCAAAGCGGCCATTGAAGATGAAAAGGCACAGACACAGTTAGCCCTAGCCTTAGAGAACGCCACAGGGGCTACAAAGGGCGCAATTGCGGCCACTGAGGATTTCATTCTGCAGACATCTTTGGCAACTGGTGTTGCTGACGATCAACTGCGCCCAGCGTTGCAGCGCTTGGCTATCTCCACAGGAGATGTCTCAAAGGCTCAGGATTTACTTTCAACAGCTCTTGATATTTCAGCCGCTACAGGTAAGCCTGTTGAGACGGTGGCAATAGCGCTCTCAAAGGCCTATGACGGCAATTCAGCATCTTTGGCTAAATTGGGAATTGGTCTCTCAGCTGCAGAGCTTAAAACCATGTCATTTGAGCAGGTGCAAGGCCGCTTGTCAGATCTCTTTGGTGGAGCAGCCGCAGCCAACGCTGATACTTACTCAGGCCGCATTGCTCGCATGCAGATTGCCTTTGATGAAGCAAAAGAGACAATCGGATTTGCTTTGCTACCTGTGCTTGAAAAGGTGATGACATTTATCAACCAAATTGCAACACCAGCAATTCAGGCGCTCAATAAGGGCTTTGATGGCAACAGCGGTTTGGCTTGGTACATTCAGAATGTTTCAAAGGTTATTCAGTCAATCTTTGTGCCTGTGTGGAATGGCCTTGTATCAGCTTTTAATGACATCAAACTTGCCATTGGTGACAATCTAGATGCGTTTAAAACATTTGGATCATATATTGCCACCTATCTTGCGCCTGTTATTGGAACAGTGCTTGGTGGTGCTTTGACAGTGGTTGGCAAAATCGCATCAGGTGTCATTAATGTAATTGGTAGTGTCATCAGCGTGATTAATGGTCTGGTCAGCGGTGCTATTGCTGGCATAAATGCTCTTATCCGTGCTTACAATGCTGTGCCGCTTTTGCCTAACATTCCAACAATCTCAGCACCATCTTTGCCTGCACCATCAGTCAGCAGCTCATCAGTGTCAGTGCCATCAGTGCCTAGCATCAAAGTGCCAACAGTCTCAGGATCAGCGAGCGGCGGCGGTGTCTCATCAGCGGCATCTAGTGGCGCGAGCGCTGCGGCAGCAGCCGTGGCAACGCCTTACAGCACAGCACTGACAAAAGATGCTGCAATTGCTAGAGCTGAAAAGGCAACAGGCGGGACAACTATTGCGCCAACAATCAACATTGGTGTTGCTGGTGACCCTGAAGGCGTAGCCCGCACAGTGGTGGATGTGCTCAACCGCTCTTATGGCCGTGGCGCTCTTGGTGCTGAAAGTCTATTTGCATGAGCCAGTGGTCACCTGAATGGTCATTGACCATCAATGGCGGTGGTGATTACACCAACATAACATTGGCTAATCTGA